TTTTTTATACGCACAGCCTAAGTATAGATCCTGATGAAATAGCAACCATGCAAGAATTGCATTTGGTATACAATCACACTTTCATCAAGATCAAATAAGAAATCCATGTAATCTCGCTCTGACGGCAAGTAATCATAATCTATGATATATGTGTAAACACTGTCACTGACATCTATCAATTTCATAGCATCATCCTGAGCGGCTTTTACCAATCTAGGGCAATCATTGATGAAACTGTATAGTAGTAGTTCGGTGTCATTCATATGGTAAGTACCACGATTTGTGCGCCTTCGTGGTCAGAGATTACAAATGATCAGCGGGGTATGGATGACACTTAAATGCTGAGATGCTGATCGAGATACACAATACTAATTATACTTCCTTATATCTTAATTGCAAATATTATGGGCGATCAAGTTGAGTTAATTGAATATCTTTTGTTTTAAAAAAGGTATCTGTATCGCTGTACAATATCTTATCACCATTGAGTTTTTGAATGGTATAAAACATGAAACCCTCTAGTAATCGCAATCTCATATTGATATCTTCGATATTCTTCGTATACTTTTCATTTGCCTCTAGAGGATCTCTACCTTTTTCGATCTCAAGGTCTCTAACGACAAGAGCCGCATCTAGTCCCATAGTATACATTTCCTTAAATTGATAATATATTTCTTTCATATTCATTTCTATTTTCCTTATTCTTTTTCAGATACAATGGTTAAATGATTATCAGTTATGATTAAATTTAATTTATATTCTTTTGCAAGATTTACCCAATGCATTGGATCATGATTAAAAATCCACCATTCTAAGATAATACTGTTTGTCATTTGTTGTCTCCTTTTTGTTTACAATTGTCAAAATGCCAACGCTTCAATATTGGGCCACCTACTTGTTTACAATGCGGGCAAGTAAACTTCATTTTAGGTACGCCGCGTTGTTTAGCCGCTTTTTGCTCTAATACTTTTTTACCTTCGGGTGTTTTGTAAAACTCTATTTGTGCTTTACCAATATTCTTTTTATGATCTTCAGTTTTTGGCTGACTGAATTGATCGATAACTTGTTGCCTGCGTTCTTCAGTTGCGTTAGCCCATGCTAATATCCTACTTGCATGTTGCTTTGCTTGAAACTTAGGATCAGTCCAATTTTCTTTACTGATCTTGCCCATCAATTTAATAAATCTAGGACTCTTGTAAATCTGTTCTTGTTTGGCTAACCATTTAGGATCTTTGTTACGTGCAAGATTAGCAAGCACGTAATTAAGATTAGGATCCATCAATTGTTCATGCGTGAATCCTGGTAGTGACGTATTGCCCCATTCATTAGGATCAAAATCATCTAAATTTCTTGACTTGTTCATGCGTTGTTACCTGCCTTAAGATTAGCCAACATTACACGTTTCATCATAGGATCAGTATTGTAATAGATTGTATCTGCAACTTGAATAGCAACCCTAGGAGTAATATTGCTGAAATACTCATAATTACTATCAATGTAGTCCATAGCCTCATCGATCACATCTTGAGGATAACCATTATATTCTACACCATTGTCAGTGTACTTATGTACCTTACATTTGTCACTTAGCATAGACTCATTTTCTACCAAATATTTGGTATACATGTATTTTTGCTCATGATTAAAAATACAACTTACAGGAATAAAACGACTAGAAAATGCATTCTTCCATTGCGATAGTTTTTCTGCGATATCAGTCATCGTGTAGTTGGTAATCAAAATGACATTGCCATTGAATAGAAAATCAAATGGAACATCATGTTCTTCCATCAATGCATTGCGCTTGGATGTGTTCCAACTACAAAGCCTGTCACGACCTTCTTCGACTGCGCCTAAAATCAAAGGCACCATTCTTGTTTTTTCAGAATGACCAATGATATCAACGTCATCAAGTACAAGGATACGATGTGAAAATCTATTTAGGTATAGTTTGACATACAGACTTGCGGCAGTGATCGTACCGCCTTTGATATACTCAACATTTTGTTGGATGCCTGCATCACGCAATGCTTTTTTGACCCAATGACTTTTGCCAGTACCTGCATCACCCATGAGCAACAATCCATTGATTGCGCTATCTGGATTTTTAGCAAAATTAAGTGTTTGGTAATATGCTGTTTGAAAAGCCTCTAGAACGGGCTTGATGATTGGATTAATCTTTTTAGACATTTGAATCTCCTTGAAGTTTATCTAAAATTGCAATATTAGACCTTGACGTATCAAGAAATTATTGCGAACATTGATATATTAACAATTATTGATAGTTAATGCAATGATTATGGGTCAACGTAGTTGTTATCGCATTCCCAAGACACTTTGGCAATGATAACACTAGTATCATCAACCTTTAACCATGTGCCACCTTGCAACCAATCCCAATGAATATCGTATGCTTGTTTTTCGAACCATTCTTCACCATACATAAATTTATAGTAATTTTGGTTACTATACAATTCATGTAACAATTTGTCACGATCCTGGACTTCTAACATATCACGTAAATCAAACATGATTAGGGGCAAGTGTAGATTTTACCACTACTATGATCTTGCCAAAAGCCTGCACGATTGTTATCGCACTTACTCTTTTGGTTACTTTTGCCTAGTGCACCTGCTAATGCACCAACTACCACGATGGTTGCTATGGTCTTGACCATGTCATCAGATTTGGTACTCTGACCATTGACATTACCAATAGTAGCACAACCACTGAGGTAGAGGACACTTGTCAACAATGCAACATTACGCAAATTCATCGTCATTCTCCTCATCATCGATATCCTCGTCATTAGCAATGCGCTCACGCGCCTGATCGACTTTGATGCGAACGATGTCAAGCGCCTGCTCAATAGTGCTGAATTCAAATAAAGCATTGAGTAGATTGCTGTCGTCAGGATATTCTAATGTGTATGCAAGACTGTCAACAAGTTCCTGCAAGTTATTAACAGCAGATTTCAGAGTCTTGAAATTCTGTGCCTCGACCTTAGCCTCGTGCCAGTCACGCATAGTGCGCTCGGCAAGAGCCATAGCCTGAGTGGGGGTACCCTTATACAATTTAGTAACCTGCATGATATTACTCCTCGACAGTAGTTGAATTGAAAATGCGCTCGTCAAGTTCGTCAAGTACCTGACGGATCTCGTTGACATAGTAATCTTGTTGGTCAAGATCAAAGTCAACAGCGTCAACAGAAAGACTACGAATGCGTTGATACAATTCGTCAGTAGTCATGTTACAAAGAGTCATAAGTCACCTCAGCAGTAAGTTAAACAATAAAGATAGTATAGCAAACAATAGACCAAATGTCAAGCCTCTGATCTGTTGTATTTTTGCAACTTAATTCGATTCTGTCTGCAAGTTGTCGATATAATCGAACAACCATTCCTGACTTTGAATCAACAATTCGTCAGTAACAGGAATGTTGTTAATACACAACACACCATCGATATAACGAATTTCGTCAGTATGACCCAAACGATTTTGCATAGTTGCGTAATATTCGTTGCGCTTTTCAAACTTAGTCATAAATCACCTCAGCAGTAGTTAAACAATAAAGATAGTATAGCAAACAACAGACCCAAAGTCAAGCCTGATATTCGTTAAGACCTTGATAGCCTACTCGCATCACAGTTGCAAAGTCACGGACTTGATTATCATATTCGCTAGAAAACAACACAGGTAGTGTTTGACCACGATATACGATGAAGTCTTGCCCAAATTGTGTGAATTTGCGATCAATTTGATCATCACTATAAATACCGACCTTAGCAGTTTGAGTATCTCTGCTAGGAACGTCAGAATAAGAAACGATTACATATTTCATAAGTCACCTCAGTCGTCAAAGTTCGTAGCGACATTGCTACAGTACATATAGTATCAAATCTGTATGCCTGTGTCAAGCGTTTTTTCGACTTTTTTCGTTGTATTTTCGCAACAACTGTAAGTTATTGATTTATATACTGTTTTTCCTGAGGTTCTGTAAGTTGTTGATTTTAAACGAGTTTTTTCCACTAAAAAACTACCCAAAATCTGTTGTATTTGTGCAACATAGGCGAAAATCCCCAAAAAACACTTCTTAAACCGATATTTTTATATGGAACGTGTAAATATCAGATAGATAAATGTACAAAGCAAAAATACTCAGAGACCAACTCAAACAACACTAATCAATTGATCGTATGCGTTCCATATTACGCAGAAAATATGAAAACTCCGTTCTGATGTGTGACGGTATGTTAGTGAAGATCAACACTATATCATGAGACTACCCCAATAGGGATGCCTTAAATGAGTCTTGAATCAAGACAACATTTCTCATGACGTAATGGTAACAATGCGACAGGTCATAGTAAAATAAGGGTAGAGGGCCTGTACTAGACATAGACAATCACCAACAAACGGTCTATGTTATTAGTGAACACGATAGCAGCCTGACAAACAGGTGCGTTTGATATAGTCAATCCGCGACGGTAAATGCTAAGAGTTGGAACCTAAAACACCTCACAGATAATGTGATTGGTATGGGTCGTAGATTTTATATCTACCCCTATACCTTCAGATAATGTGTTCCATAAAACAAATACAAACAAATAAACACCAAGTAATTTAATCATTTGCCCCTGGCCAATAAAACAAAAAGAAATCATAACCCAGAGCGATAGCGATGGGTTGCGTCTCGCCCGAGACGCTTTAAATGAACAAATATGTGAGTTATAATAAATAGAACATAATATCAGAGATATAACTCATGGCAAAACAAATCAATTATGACCCGAAAACAACTCAGGCAAAAACTCAATATAACAAGATAGATAAGTCCGACATGGATCTAGTGCAAGCAGAACTGATCAGATATCTTAGCCTCATGGGAGAACTATCAAAGAATCGTGATCGTGAAGTGCAGAATATCATCAATCAATGGTATAGAAAACGCACACAGACATTACCTAAGGGTAAAGATGGATGGAACACACCTGAAACATTTATATCAGGACTATTGAACAATATCATGTTCGGTAATCAAAACGACTTCAGCCAGATACAGATGGATGCATTAGAGAACATATCAGCAAACATGGAGTTGATCTATGACGCTGTTAGAGGACTCAATCTACAGCCTGGCGTAGGTAACATAGAGAAACTAGAATTCCGTCAACGTCTTTTCAGTCTATAAAACTATTGTTTATTGAGAAAGGTATTTTATAAAATACCGTTGATCAACTATCAATATTTCATATACGTTTTATTCATCGTGTCATAAATACTTTATGACAAAATATACCGACAGTGACATACCAGACTATTGGATACGCTTACATCAGCGTAAAAAGAATGGTTGGTTTGTAGTAGGTTATAAATGTCCGGACTGCACTAAACATTACCAGACTATACGATTAGAAATGATACGCCATATAGGTAATTGTCTGGGGCCTAAAAAGAAACGTGATCTTGAGGATTGAACATGCCAGTAAAAGAAGTCAAAAACACTAGTGGTAAAACGATAGGTTATCGTTGGGGAGACAGTGGTAAAGTTTACCGCAAACGTGAAGATGCCGAGAAACAAGGTAAAGCGATCTACGCTAGTGGCTATGGCAAGAAAAAGTAATGCATTGATCATAGGCAATGGCAAGTCAAGATTACAGTTTGACTTGAACCAATTGCAAGACATATTCACTACGTATGGGTGCAATGCACTATATCGTGACCATGTTCCTGACAATCTTGTAGCAGTTGATCCTAACATGATTTATGAGATACTGAAAAATGAAGTTTATCTCAAGACAGAATTGTACATACAGGGACATAGCCATTTTGACAATCATGAACTGAAAAAACATTACAAGATCATACATTATGGTTACAAAGAAGGTTATGATAGCGGCAACAGTGCTATCTTGGTAGCATGCCAAAATGGTCACAAGAACATATACATGATAGGCATAGATTACACTACTAACAATGTCTATTCTAACACACAGAATTATAACAAAGAAAGTCACTATAGTTTGCCTCCAGTATGGCAGACTAGATTGACTAGGATAATGCGTCAGTATAAAGACGTTAACTTCATAAGAGTCAATGGTAATAACTATACTCCAAACATTGACATGAAGAATTTCACTAACATAACTATAGAACAATTCAAGGAGAAAACAAATGAACTATAAAATGGTAAGAGCAGAAGATGGCATCGTGTGGGTAACAGTGCAACCACTGATGACAGAAGTTAGACAAGCATTAGATAATGCCAAGAACATCGATGTCACTGATATGGACAGTGATGACAAGCGTGGCGTAGACTTTACTATACTTGCCATGGAAAGCGTGTATAACTTTCTAGGCAGTTTATTGACTGAGCAAAGTGTCAATGAGATGGTCGCTAATTCAAAAGAAGAAACAAACGATAAAGGGAGCGTACACTGATGTTTGCCACAGACGTTTGGAATCGTAAATTCGATAACAAGAAGGTCGATATCATGAACAAGATGGTCACCGAACTCAGTGTGTACATGCACGATATCGAGTTAGACCGTTGCATGGACTTCATGTATCAGATCGAAGAAAGCAAGTTCGATATAAATCCTACTGTCACAGATTGCAAGACACAATTGAAATTGATTCTTGGCAGTGATCGTTATGAACAGATCGTAGAACAATGGAAGCAAAACAATCAAAAGTTGTTAAGTGTGTTCGGTACACTGAAGTACAAGAGCAAACTAGACACTAGTGATAAGACATTATACGATGGTCTAGATCCAACAGATAATCCAGATGATTGGGAGAAAGTATACGTATGAAAAACACAACTAAACCTATAAAATTACCACAGACAAATCAGCAAGGCAAGAAAGTTGGCGCTGACAATAAAGCATGTTGGCCAGGCTATCGCTATAGTGGCACTGTTAAAGGCAGAGATGTCTGCACGCCAGTGAAAAAGAAATGAGTTACCGGCCTACAGAACAAATGGCAAACAATGCCAAGCGCGGTCTCAAGATGCGTGACGAAAGCACGCCTAGCAATAAAGGTGGCACACAAGTAGGATTAGCACGTGCCAATCAGTTTGCAAAGCGTGAAGCAGTTAGTCTAGAGACTGTGATGCGCACATATCAGTTCTTGAGCCGTGCAAGAGTTTATTACAAGCCAGGCGAGAACACTAAAGGTACGCAAGCATACTTGTTATGGGGAGGCCCTGCAGGACTTACATGGGCACAAAAGATATTGCGTGACGAAGGTGTGATCTGATGTACGAACATCTTGTAGAGATCAATCGCATAAAGAACATGGATGAGAAACAGATCCTTCTCAAGGTTCGTAATTTAAAATATATGCCATTCATGACAAAGGAGCAATTCAACGATGTCAAACAAGCAGTCAGTGATAGACTTACCATACATGGCTACGAACTCGCAACAGCCTGTTGTGGCAGATATAGTGCCACTAAAATTGATAAAAAGTGATGGGAGCATTATAAATGTTAGAAGAACAAAAGAAATCGAATCGTGGGGGCGCACGCCCTGGTGCGGGACGCAAGAAGGGAATGATACAAAAACTGAGTGGTTCAGAGATTCTCAAGCAAATACAACGCACCACTGGAAAACGCTTTGAGCAATTGCTTGCAGAGCATTACATGGAAAGCATGGTCAGACAAGATTGGCAAGCAGTCAGAGATTATGAGAAGACCATACTTGGTAAAGTTGTCGCAGACAAAGTTGATGTCACAAGCAATGGCGAGACTGTTGGTGCGCAATTCGTTTTTCCACAGCGTGAATTAGCAGACTGGTCAAACATACCGGTAACTATAACAACTGATGCCAACAAAGATTGATATACCATTATTTGGTGAACAGAGTACTTTACTCAAAGACATGCTTGACAGTGACAAGCATTGTATCCATATCGTGCCTGTTGGTAGCGGAAAGACATTCTTAGCAAGCATAGCATTGCCTATCTTTGCCACTGACGTTCGCTATCACAAAAACAAAGACATAATATATTCAGCACCAACAGGTGCCATGATCAAGAGTTTGATATGGGAACCATTAAAGAAAAGTTGCATGAACCATTTCAACTTACGTGATGGTATCGATATCAATAACAGTGAGTTGACTATAAAATTTCCTAACGGCGTCTTCATTCGTTGCAAGAGTGCAGAACAACGTGAGAACTTACGCGGTCTCAACGTAGGTGTATGGGTCGCTGACGAAGCAGCACTATATACCTCAGACACATTACAAGAGATCACAAACCGTTTGCGTCCTAGTGTGGGCCAACCAGATAGCCAAGGTAGGCTTATCGTCATATCCACGCCCAATGGCACAGGACCACTGTACGACCTATTCAAGATGGCTCTTGAAAGGCCCGAAAAGTACATCGTACGGCACTACAATTATGAACAAATGCGTTCAGGTAACAAAACGTACATCGAAGAACAAAAACGCATATTAAGCCCATTGAAATTTGCGCAAGATTATCTATGCGCATGGGAAAGTGTTGCTGATCAGTTCTATTATACATTTGACAAACACAAACATTGTAGTGACGACATTACCGATCGTGGTGGTGATCTATATACATTTCATGACTTCAACAAACGTGTCATGTGTGCAGTAGTCGCACAAGTCACAAGACCAGGAGAAAAGAATGGCACGATGCAGATTCTTAAATCATATGCTATACCTGATTGCTCGACAGAAGGTATTGCTGATGCGATACGTCAAGACTTCCCCAAGCGTAGACTCTTCAGTATTATTGACATGTCAGGTACTCAAGTCAATCGTGACACAACTAGCCCTTTCGGAATCACAGATCGTATCATATTGGAAAAATACGGTTTTACAATTGTCAACAGTCGCAAAAGCAATCCTCTTGTTAGTGATACTGATAATACTGTTAATGCTTTTATCAACAGTGATAGGTTAAGAGTACGCACCGACGACAAGATGTTGTTAGATGCATTGCAGACATATCATTTCGAAGATGCAAGTCGCAAACGCCTCGTCAAATATACTGAACAAAAATATGCACACATAGACGGTCTTGGTGATGCATTGCGTTATGGCATACATCACTTGTTCCCCATAACACATGAACAAAGTTTTGCAGAGTACGTTGGTATGGATAGACGTTTCGCAAACATGGGTGATCCTGCAAACAAATACAAGCCTGAAAGCCCATTGTATCCAGGTGGACCAAGTTGGGAAGAGATCATCAATGGTGACACTGAAGAAAGTGATCACATGATATATTAAGAATAAATAATAATAGCAATTCAACTCAGGAGAACAAATCATGTTTAGAAAAAAAATAACACCTGTCTATGATAGATTGATGAAACGAACACATATACCATTAGACAAAACAAAATGTTGGGAATGGACTGGTCCTGTCAATAACGCAGGATATGGTATGATCAAGGAAGACAGTAGTATAGATATCAAAATGATCACCGTGCATCGTGTATCAGCAAGACATAAAGGTATGGATATCACTAAAGAGATCAATCATACCTGCATGAACAAAATATGCGTGAATCCTGATCATCTTGTGTATGGCAATGCAAAAGATAGAGCAGAACGCATAGCAAACAAATATGGTAGCGATTGGCATATTCCTGATGATCCTTATAAAGAATGCCCACACTGTTTACAAAAGAGTTATTATACATGGTTTAGCCGCAGACATAAACATTGTTATCCAGGCATGCTTAATAAGTATAGCAAGTATTTGCGAAAGAAAGTATAAATAATATTATAACTATAGGTGATAATATGGATTTCGAAATGATGGTCGAGATGTACGCAATCTCAAAATTTTATATACCTCAAGACGATCATTATGATTTAGCCAAAGATGTCGTGAGATATCTCACTGATATGGGTCATGATGATGCTGAGATCGAAAGATATTTCGGCGAATTTCCTGAAGTCATGAAAGCCTTAGACGAATACAGCGTCTATACTCAAGAGACAGAAGATGTCATGGACATGGATCCAGAAGAGTATGCTGCCATGGAACAAGAAGAATATGTCAATGAAAAGTTCGGTGGCGACTATTACGAATATCTTGACGATAACGAATAATCGTCTAGGAACACTTTATGAATGCACACGAACTAACACACAAGAGTCCCATATACAATGCTATCTATGAACAGATGCTTGCTTATCAATACGCCTATCTTGGTGGACAGATATTCAAGACATATGTTCGTAAAAAGCGCCCAAGCGAAGATAGCAATCTTTACATCGATCTAGTAAACAACACAGTCGCACAGCCTATTTGCAGATACATTGTTGACACTATCAACGATGTGTTGTTCGAGCCGGGAGTGAAACGTGAATTAAAATTCTGCACGCCAACAGGTGCTTATATCGATCCTAAGAACACTGAGTGGGCAGAATTATTGTTGTTAGATGCCGATCTACAAAATAGATCATTAGATGCGTTCATGGAACAAGTGGGCGATCTCACTAGCATCTATGGACATTGTTGGATCTTTGTCGATATGCCTAAAGCAGACGAAGGCAATCTTGGCAGACCATATGTTGTTGCCATCAATCCATTGAACGTATGGAATTGGGAATGGGAATGGTTCGGCGGCAAGCCAATGGTCAAGCATGTAAAGATACTAGAAGCCGAAGACAAAGAAAATTATTATCTAAAATGTTATCATCTTGGTACAAATGAATATCCAAGTTATTGGAAGAGTTATCGTGTTGGTAAGAACATAAGCAAACAAGATGTAGAAGAGATTGGCGAAGGTGTTTATCCTGCAGGCATGGCAATACCAGGCTTCATAGCATATGGTCGTCGTGATCCAAGAACAATCGATATCGGCGTGAGTGATATCGACTCAGCAAGTGACGCACAGAGAGAACATTATAAATTAGAATGCGAAGCATATACATCAGTGCAATTCGCTAAGACTATCATTCGTGCAGATAAAGGCGTAGCGATTCCTGTACACGCAGGCGCCATCGTTCGTGCAAGTCAAGGTCAAGTAGAGACTATTCCTGTCGATACTGGTGATGTCGATAAAGTCACTAGCAGACAGCGTGAAATATTAGAACAGATCGAAGCATTGACTGGTCTAGGTGGATTGCGTAACAGCAAGAACCAGATCGCAAGTGGCGTAGCCATCATAGAGGAACGAAAAACATTACACAGACTCGCAAAGAGCAAAGCCCGCTTGATGGAGATCGCTGAAGAATTAATATTCACTTATGCCGCACGTTTCATGGGAGTACGTTGGGCAGGTGAAGTACATTACAACACAGATTATGAAGCACATGACACAAATTATAGACTCGCATTAATGGGTCAGGCAAAGAGTCTAGTGCAGAACAATCCGATAATCGACAACTTGATAGTCAAAGAGATTATCGGCATGCTTGCTCCTGCTGAAAAGATCCCGCAATATGAGCAAGCATACATAGATACGATCACAGATCCTGTGGTCAAAGATTTGATGACTCAAGATAATCAAGCAGTATACAGTCGTGACCTCGCTGATCAAGTAGTGACACCAGAAGATTTTGGTGAAAACGAACCGATCTATGGCGATGACACAGAGTATGACAGTGCTGAAGGATATGATGTCAATGGTGACGGCATCGGCACGCCTGTGACTTACACAGGTCA